GGACCATCACCTTCAATTGGCACCCATTCACCATTTCTGTATTCTAATAATTCTTGTTCTAACCAATCACCATTCTCATCAACCATAGTTGGATCATACCACATATTATCATCAATACCAAAAGCATCTTCTGCAAATGCCCACCAAGAACCACGATACCAAGTCGTGTCCAATACCATAGCATCAAATCCATATACTGGATGTTGTCTGTGTTTAAATCCTAATGATAGATGAAACTTATCTTGTAAAACATCAGGTGTAAGATGAATTCTTAAATCACCTTGTCCATATTGAATATCTTCCAATCCTAATTCTGTCCATCCAATTTTAGCCATTAAGAAATCACCAATATATCTTAACCAATATTCTTGATTAACATATTCATTTCCCCATTGACGACCTTGAGAATGTTTTATTAAATACTCCCAACCCTTAACTGGTCCAAATGTAGCACTTTCATTGTGGTTCTGTTCTGAACCATCGTACCAAGTACCACCTTTACCAGCACCTTTAACACCTCGTTTTGGTTCGTACTGAAAACGACCTACTTTTCTCAAACCAAATGATGTTTGAAAATCGGGCTTTAGTTCACCTGAAGTTCGTTCCACCAGTAAATCTCCTGTGGATAGACCACCAACGATAGCAAATCTATCATCTTGATAGCGAGGAGCATTTAAACTAAAACTTGCGTAAGCTGTGGAATACTTAAAAAAGTTAGTAAAAAAGTTCTGGCCAAACAAAGATGAGGCTAATATAGTACCTATTAAAATGTTCTTTAACATCTGTTTTCTCCCGTTAATAATGCGTAAGTTTACACTTATAAATATAGGATTAACTGTTTTTTCCGTATTTAGATAAATCAAGATTTGGTAGCGGTTTCTCTATTTTTATGTCTTTTAACTTAGAATTTGCCACAACTAATTTAGAACCACCGACCACTCTCCCATCTATTATGTGATAGATAAAAAAGACGGTTTTCCACATACCGACTCTTACGATACGGCCTGGCGAACCATCGACTTCTACAACATCATCTTCATTGTAATCATTGCCTAAAAAAACCATTATGCCGTCTACGGCTTCTCTTATGGTATTTTGAAAGATGAGTGTAGCTACACCCACAAGAAATAACCAACCATATTGTCCTATCAAACCCTCGACAAGACCTTGTGCCTGGTTGTCCACGAGTATTCTCCTATTTTATATTATTATTGTTCTTATATAAATATTATATATATAGCGGAATTACGAGTCAAATCGTACTAAAAATGAAAGTGGTAAATCTCTATCGTTTTTAATTGGATTTGATAATTTTGCGATGGCCATCAATTCATTTGTATCATTATATAGGCCGATGTTTGTGATATATGTTCCGAATTCTGAATGTGTTGTGAAATTTTGATATTCTGTTCCTGCATCATAAGATAATGCATAAGACCTACTTGCTGGTGGTAATACTATATCTATAGCATTTTCATATTGTGCAAAATCTCTCGGTTGACTTGGATCATCACCAAATTTACCATTATAACTATATCTTGCATTTTCTGGTATAGTAATACTACCACTTCTACCAACAACTACACTTGGATTTGTAGTTCCATTGAATTGATATTCACTTACATTACATAAATACTGATATTCGTAGGAAGTTTTTGTTGCCTGAAATTGTACTGACCAACCATCACCACCAGTTCCTAAACCAACTTGTCTATACGAACCTGTATCTGTAATTGTAATAATACCGTGTTCATAAAAAACATTACCTACTGCACTACCACTCTTAGTAGTTGAATCTGGAGTTCCTGCTGCCCAACTTGAAGAATAATTATAGTCATATAATTGTCCGTGTCCATCATCTCTCAAGTCTAAAGTTATATCTGCACTATCATCAAGAATTTTAACTGAAAGTGGTTTTATTTCTTCTCCGTAATATTCTTGTGGAATTGTGATGACATTCACAGAACCATGTAATTCTCGTGGAACTATTGTACCCCAATCAGATGGTTCTCTACCGTGTGGATGTTTTCTACTCCAGTTTCCACCAGTATATATTGGGAATCTTGCCGTATTAGATTTAGGATTGGGAATCATATCATAACGATAATAACAATTTCTTATTTGATAATATAGTGGAATCTTAAAAAAAGTTCCATGACTATACCAAGTATCCCAAGGCTTTTTAAGACTTTGTGAAAGTTGATTGAATGAACCAAAACTTTGAGATGCTGCAGTTCCTGCTGTTGAACTACTCGGTGGAACAAAATTATGAAAACTACCACTCAGACCTTCAAGACCAAAAACACCACTTCCACTATCAGAATTTGTAAAAGTGAATTGTTTATAAGTTTTGAATTCTTTTATTGATTTATCATCGGAAGCTATATCCTTAAACATTGGATTCTCCTTTAATAATCAAGTCTAACTTTGATAAGCGCTTCGGTATTTGGATCTTTCTTAAAAGGTTTTGACATTTTAGCTACTGCCAATAATTCATTGTTATCATTATAAAGTCCTACGGTAGTTATATAAGTCGTAGGTTCTTGTTTAAATGAACTCTGTACCAATTCTGCATTATCTCCAGTAGTATATGATGGATTTTGTGAATGATTAAATTCACTAGCACGAACATCACAAAAGAAAAATGAACTTCGTTTTTGTTCTTCCCTACGAGCTTGAAAATATGAACCACTCTGTATAGATAGTAAAAGTTTTCTATGATTTAAATTATTTGTACTGGTACTTTTTATAAGTGGTTCAATTACTGCAGTCTTTTGATGGTCATATCCTGATCCAGACTGTAATGCATTTGGATTTAAAACTAACATTCCCTGTTCAGGATAAAATAAACCATATGAACCAGAATTAGTTATTGTTGCCGTAGTGGTTGCTTTTTCATAAACACCATTTGCTACCGAACCACTAACTATATTAAATTCTCTTTTTGCAACTCCTGCATTTGGATTTTTATTTGCGTTACTATCGTCAACTAATTTTACAGTACTACTACCACTTGTTAAATGTAATTCCCAATTACCTGGATCCATCTTTTCTCTATAACGAGCTCTATTTGCTGCTATTACAAAAATATCTTCACTTTCATAACTTCCAGAACCACCACCGTTAAAATTAAACTTTGTAGTTTGTTGTGGTAAAATAACTTGTCTTATTTGTGAATATATTGCCTTAGTAGGATTAGTTGTACCTGAAGTACTTGAACCTTCTGAACCAGAACCAAGTATATGACCATAGGATATTGCAAACTCAACTTCATCAGAAGTATTAGTTGAATACCTAACATCATAGTAATATTTACCACTATTAGAATCTTGTGTTGAACCTGTATAAAAGGTGGTCAAGGTTTCTCCTGTAGACCACATAGGTTCTGACACGGTAGTGTATAAATTTTCTACTTTCTTAGAATCATCGAAAACTTTAAAAGCCATTTAAAATCTCCTTTTCTTAAAAGTCTAATCTAACTTTGATTACTGCTTCTCTATCTCTTGATTTCAATAAAGGTTGACTTAGTTTTGCTACAGCCAATAATTCATTATTATCATTATATAGACCAACTGTAGTAATATAAGATTTTGGATCTGTAACAAAGGTGGTGTTGGTTAATTCACCAGCACTTCCTGAATAATATGTTGGATTCTGACTCCAATTATATTCATTGGATCTAATTCTACAGAAATAATGAGAAGATTTAATTTGTTCTTCTCTACGAGCTTGGAAATATCCATTATGTCCTTCGTGTGGATGTGATAAACATCTAAAAAATCTACCAGCGTTATCACAATCAACATCACTTGTTCTAAGTGGGAAAACATTATCCACATCACCACCGATAATTGATCCAGAAACTGCTTCACCATTTAACACGATAATACCAAGTTCTGGATAAAAATATCCAAATGAACCATTAGTAGCTGATTGGGCTACAGCAGTTGTTTTAATTTCAGTAACACCATTTTCTATCGAACCACTAACAATATTGAAAACTCGTTGTGATGCCTTTACAGAAGAATCGGATGTTGCGTTACTATCGTCAATTAAACTAAGAATAGCTCCCGAACTACCAGATCCACTTCCACTTGCAATTCTTAATTCCCAATTACCTGGATCCATTTTTTCTCTATATCTAGCCCGATTGACTGATATAACAAAAATATCGTTTGCCTGATAGGTAGTACCATCACCATTGGCGTTAAAATTAAATTTAGTTGTACTTTCAGCGTTTTTAAGACAAATATTTCTAAACTGACGATATATTGCCTTAGTTGGATTATTTCCTGCAGATGTTGATTTTGAACCACTACCTTCATAGTGTCCATAAGATACTGCAAATTGAACTTCTCGTGTAGAATCTGTAGATACCTTATCATATACATCATAATAATAATCACCACTACTTGCACTCTGTACTGAGCTCGTGAAGAACGCCTGTAATGTCGCCGTTCCACCAGACCAGACTGGAGAAGATATAGTACTCGGAATATTAGTTCGTTTATCCTCTGTGTCTAAAAGTGTGAAAAAATTGTCTATTGAACTCATTGTTTGTCTCCTTATGTATAAATATACACTTAATATATTCTCATTAAATTTTTATTGTTATAGCTGCGGTGGTCCAGAATTCGCATTAAAATTAGGATTTTGTTGTGCAAAATCATTTGATTGTTGCTGTTGCTGCTGTTGTTGCTGTTGCTGCTGTTGTTGCTGTTGCTGCTGTTGTTGTCCCTGTTGGTCTACAAACTGCTGAGGTGGACCAGAATTTGCATTAAAATTAGGATTTTGTTGTGCAAAATCATTTGGTTGTTGCTGTTGTTGTGTAGGTGCAGTTGCAACTATTACAGCAGAACTTGTATCCGTTCCATTATCATTAGTTACAGTCAAAGTAACTTCCCAAGCACCCGCATTAAATGTGTGAGTTGGATTTGCTTCAGCTGAAGTAGATCCATCTCCAAAATTCCAAAGATATGTTAAATCATCTCCTTGGGATGTATTGCTAAAAGAAATTGTAACTGGTGCTATATTTTGTGTTACCATATCATATCTCCTTCTAAATTATACCGCACTAAAATTAAAATTTGCCATAGGTGGTGCACCAAAGTTTGAACCCTGACTATCTATGTTGAATGTAAAATCTGCTGCAGGTGGATTATTCATATCATATATCTCAAGTAAATTATCGTGTCCAAGAACAAACTCATATGTTTCTGTACCATCCATATTATCTGTTACTGGACTGATATCAATTACATCATCTTTTCCAGTCAATACTATTTGATCTGGAATATTTGATAATTGTGCCTGTAATGTTACAGGTGGTGTTATCACATTTATAAAAGAATTCATTATTTCTTGTTCACTAATAAATGATTCTACTATTGGCATATTCTCAACAACCCTACCTCGTAAATTAGTCTGTAATCCCTCTTCATATAAAGAATAATCTACCTCTTCATCAGATAATGCAAATTTTCTGATTATATAATCACCAGATGTGTTACCTGCCAAGGCATCTGCTAAAAGTTCTCTACCTCTTTTGGTAAAATGTGCAGTTACAGTTTGTTTTGATTTATCTAAATATCCCATATTAAAAATTACTTAAATTTGGTGGTCCCGATTCTGCTGTAAAATTAGGATTTTGTTGTGCAAAAGTTTGTTGTTGCTGTTGTTGCTGTTGTCCTTGTGTAACATGACTAAAAGACGAAACTGGTGTAGGTTGTTGTATTGGTGGTGGTGTATATGAACCTACTGGACTTCCCGATTGTACCACCACATCTATCGTCCAAGTAGTACCTGTCGTATTACCAGTAACTTTTAAAGTAGTATTCTTAGTTACAGAAACTTCTTTTGCCTTCAACCTAATTGATGGTATTCCAGATACCGTTTTTGGTTGACCAAGACCATCTTTTCCTGTTTGATTGGCTGATACCATACTTCCCACTATAAATTCTCCGATATACCTTGTTTAAATAGTAAATATCTCATAATTTCACTATCGGTAGGTGTTCTCCAATTAACATTTGGTTCTGTTATTGGTTGGTTATCAATTACTTGACCATATGGTTTTGCAAAAGTTGTAGTATCACTTACTGTTTCATCCCACAACCCATAATCTATTTCATCATCACCTAATGCAAATTTTGTAATTACATGCTCACCATTTTGACTTTTACCAAAAACAGCTTTTCTTAAATAATCCCTACCTTTGTTTGTAAGTATCGCGTCTATTACTAAAGTGCTTTTATCTAATAATCCCATTATCTATCTCTCCTATGATGGTGTATTATCCACATATTGAACAGCGACTGGAAGAACATAAACTGCTCCTGATTGTTGACCAGTTATAATAATTGAAGTTTCTCTCGAAGTTCCTGCAGTTCCTGGACCCGTTCTAATTGTTGCAACATGGTCTACTACCTTTTTACTTGTCCTACCACTTTCCTCTCCATAAATAGCTCCAACATTAAAATTAACATTTTCCCCCTGTCCTGTTGCTATATCAACAACATTTTTATTTAATACTAAGAAACTATATTTTTCTGCTGAAAAATTACCATCAGCACCTTGAGTATTTGGATTTATAAGTGAATCTTCAAATGACCAATTAGGTTGAGTAGTTCCGTTAAATGCAGTAGTTAATGCATTTCCACTAAGTAAATGAGGTGGTGTTACATTATCAATATAAGGTAATGCCTTAGTACCTACTGGCATTGTAATTAATTTATATTTCATTACCACTTCAGGATCCACACAAGGTTCTAACATTGGTGTAGATTCTAATACGGCACCATAATAATCAGTTCCTTTCGGATGTGCTGTATCCCATAAAGTGTAATCTATCTCATCGTCTGATAATGCAAATTTTGTAATAGTAAAATTACTACCAGGTCTTGCAAGATATTCTCTACCCTTCTTGGTTAATACTGCATTTAATATGTATGAAGTATTATTTATAAATCCCATATTTTACCTTAATTAACTGTATCATATGTAATTGATACATCATATTGATATACTGCTCCTGAACTTTCTCCAGTTATTATTATAGAAGTTTTTGTTGGATTTTGAGTAACACTTTTTGGATAAAGTCTTAGAGGTTTAAAATTAGCTCCACTTGTATTATTTAAATGCAAAATTCCATCAGCATCAATAACACAATTCGATACGGTCTGTGAAATATGCTGTACATTATCTATAAAAGGAATCCATTTCATATCAAATTGAGTTGGATTTGCCATATCTTCAAGTTCAACAAAACCACTTTCTCCTACTGATGGTGCTAATACCGCAACACTTGAATCCAATAAAGTTATAGTATATAATTCACCTGATAATGCAATCCAATCTGTTCCACCAACCAAATCCTCATTTTGAAATCTTCCAATAGATATTGTGGTAGTTGTCAAATATGAATCAGAGTGAGGTGCCCCACCACCAAGTAAAGTTTGTCTACCTGCATCTGGATGTACAGAAACTCTGTGTGCATCACCATCACCTCGTAGTTTATAATAAATCAAAGTTGTTAAATTACTACTACCAATTGGTAATAATTTAATCATACCTTGACAGGCTTCACCACGAGTGACAAGCTTATATTTCATAATCTCTGAAGGATCATTGAAAGGTTCGAGTGCTGGTAAATTATCTATTACCGCACCATAAAAGTCCGTTCCTTGAGTATGGGTGGTATCCCATAGTGCATAATCAATTTCATCATCACCCAAGGCGAATTTAGTTACCGTAAAATCACCACCACTTGACAAAATCTCTCGACCTTTCTTTGTCAAAATAGCGTCTAATGTTCGGCTTGAATTATCTAAATATCCCATTTGTTGTTCTCCTGTATATTGCGGATTTTATATAATGTATAAGATTCGACATAATAAAACTTGTTATTCTTCACTTATAAATATAATCCTTTTTAATTTTTGTCATTATTTATTAGAAACATCCATCTTTGTAGTTGTCTTATCACTTGTTACTAACATTGTAGGTGATACTAATTCAACAAATACTGCTGGTTCTTTATCTTTGAAATTTTTACCACCATCAGCAACTGTTGTTGTATCATCTTGTACACAACCTACATAAAATAATCTATCAGTTCCTATTGCCTCATCCCACTTATTGTCCAAATCACTACGAACAAAACTTGATGAATATGCTAAATGCATTGAAGCACTCAACGAAGATGAATAGTAATACATTATCTCATCATTATTAAGGGATAATTTAGTTTGTTCTACTCTTGGTAATACCACCTCTTCAAATATAGTCCGTGTGCTTCCAAATTGTATAGTTGAACCAGAATAATCATTTCCATACCATCCACTTTCATCTCTACTTCCAATATTATATAATGATGGTCTTTCTAAAATGTGTTTCAGTACAAATGATCCAGTTCCTGAACTTATTGCAGATAAAGTATTACTTGGTGCACTATATGAAACAAGGTCTGCAGTAAGTTCAATAGTAGAACCAGTCTGTTGTGTTTTATTACTTTGTCTATGTGGATCGTGTAAATTCAAAGGCATAGTATTTAACATCTCTGGAGTTAATTCCATTGCCGAAGCAGATACGAGTCCAGCTGGTCTTGTAGAACCACTTTCTTTTGTGTACCAATTTACTCTATATGGATCCATAAAATTTAATTCAGCTCTAAATGACTCATAATTTGCAGAAGCAGACATATATGAACCTGTTTCTTGTTTAAGTTTATCAATACCACCTGGGAATGACCAATTAATCTTATCCTCATAAGACTGATATGCTGCACTTTCAGAAACATATATAGTTTTTATATCAAGATTTACTGTATGATGTTGTGGTTCAAATGTAGGTTTTTTACCTATAATAACTTTATCTCTTTCAAGTAAAGTTGGTTCAATTAAAATACCAACCGTGGCATTAGCACGAGCTGGAACTAAATCGTGAACTTGTTTATATAATGAAGCATCATAATATTTTAATAATCTTAAATAATCCCAAAAGTTATTTGGTCCTGAATACTTTTGCCAATATAAATCTCGTGCCGTTGTTAATCCCGTATATTGTTCTTTATATTGGTCTCGTGGATCACCAATGTACTGGTCAAAATCAAGATTAGGCATTGATAATATAATATCTTCATCTATTGCTGCAGATGGTGAAAAGAATACACCAAGTTTATTGGAATCTGTTGGTGCCTTATCATAAGCTGGTACAGTTATACTTTCTCCAAACTTTAATATTGGATTACCAACTTTATCAATTCTTTCATCTGCCTCAATTCTTAATTTATTAGATGACCTACCACTTGGACCCAAGTTTGGAACTTTCATTTTTGTTTCATCTACTACGGATGAAAAATGAGTATCTCTTGAATTTCTAAGTGCAGTTGTATAATTATGTGGAACAGCTGATGCAGTAAATGATTGGTCTGCTGTTACATCTTGAAACCATTGATTATATCCTACACTTAAATCTTTATCATCATCAAAAGAATATCGAGTAACTAAATCTATATAAGACGAGGATGGTGTATTACCATCAAATGCTATTGGAGCAGATACATGATTATTAAATGCACTTTCATTTAGTGCAGTAGTCCAATTTCTGTATTCCATTATAGAACCACTCAATGATTCTCCAAAATCAGTACTCTGTGGACCACCTAATCTAATTGTTGTATCACTTCCAGAATATGCTAAATTATAAGATCCAGATACTACTCCCATTGAACCACTAATAAGTAAAGTATCCGTAGATTCATATATAATCTTACTTCTACCTGAATCATATTTTTTAGTATATAAGTTATAATTTACATCTAAACTACCAGTATTACTTGTTACATAATCTCCAGAACCCGATAAGGTTCTTGTCAACATAACAGAATAGAACTCTCCATCATAAACAGGAAATTCCGAAGATGATACTTCAAGATATCCTCTACTACCACTTAACATAAAAGATACATGACCACGATTATCTGAAGAGTCATTATCTTTTAATCTAATTGCCCAATCATCACCTCGTCTAACTAATACTTGATTAGAACCACTTGCTGCTTTAAATCTAAATTCTACTGTATCAGGATGTCTATTTGTAGCACCACTTCCAGATATAACTGGAAACCAACTATTTGTTTCGACATATGTATTATTAGATGCCCCAAAGAAATCTAATGCCTTAGTAAATTTTCTTGTTAGGAAATTTTCTGCAGATTGACCTGGTAATTTAGGTCCTCCATATTCTATAACTCGTAAAATGGAAGATGGAATACCATAACAGCTTATCAGTCCTTTAATTGCCCGTGAAGAACCTTTTGACTTCAATAGATAAGGCATATTGTTTATAATACGACTCCAAATTTCTCTTGATATATCTCTATCAGCAGTTGTTGAAAATTGAACTGGCTTCTCTGAACCCGTTACTTGCATTCCAAACATATATTGTGGTAATGATATTAAATCTTTACCATCATATACTTCCCACCCAAGTGATTGTGCAACTGGATGTAATAAAGTTTTTGCAACTCCCTCTGATAATTTATCTCTCTTGTCATGAACATCTGTCATTGATTTAATAAATGTCCATATATCATCAAAGTGATGGCCAATCATATCTATAAATTTTAAGAATACATCATTTTCACTATCATCTTGTACGAACATTGGAAGATGACCTCGTAATCTATTTTTATTTGATTTATCGTATGCTGATGCCGATATTAATTGATTAGAATACCAAGTTGTTGCTGCTGATTGAGAAGTTCTACTGAGAACATATGGACTTGAATATGTCCCAGCACCACTTTCTTTAGGCCATGCATTATCATGAAATATTCCAAGTGATTCACTCGAATATGATGAACTTTGAAAAAACATAAACTTTTCAAATTTATCAAATGAAGTTATTTGTTCTCGTCTTTTCTTTTCCCAATGTTGAATTTGAGTTAATGAACCACTTACTGGAGTAAATGATGGATGTGCATTTTCTGACCCCGAAATAAGTAAATATCCACCAGATCCAGGATCCGCTTTAACACTATGTAATCCAGTTGAACCACTTCCTGCTCCAGATAATGATGCACTTCTATCTGTAAATTCTTGTATTTGGTCTAACTTATATTTAAAGTTTTTAAGTCGCTGTTCTGCAGAACTAAAATGAACAAAGTTTTCAAATATACTAAAATCTACATTGATGTCTGCACTTAAACTTCCACTTAAAACTTCATTCTCGATACTCTCTTTCATCGAGTCATCATTAGATACCAAGTTACCATAATTTTTAAATTCAGTCTGACCACTACCAATGGGACTCATAGTACTACCAAATTCAGGCGTTCTTAAAACTGAATCACTAATCCATTCTTCTATAAAAGGAACTAAAGTAAAAGTTTCCTCTACTGGAGGAATCATTTCTCTGACTATCGTTAAATAATCCTTTTCTTGGATTTCGTCTGGTAATGGTTCATATAATTTATAAACTACTGAATATGGATAATCAGGATAAGTATTTTGGTCTATTTTAAAATTAGTTATTAATTGAAACTCATTTGGACCAGTTTTTAATAGTTTACTTAAATCTTCACTCTTATCTGCGGGATATTGAATAAACCATTTGTCAAAAACTGCAAATTGACTAATTTCTTGTTCATTACTAAAATCATGTTCAGCTTCCAAACCTAATTCTTGATAAGTATTTACAAGAGTAATACTATTACCACTTATACTTTCAATATCACCCCTAAGTGTACCATATACAGGTTCCGCACTAAATTCTTGTGAAATATAATCAACATAAAATTTATCAAAAGGATTAAAACTTCTTATATTTGATGCATTATCAAATACAGTATTTGCTGGTGCTAAGTTTTCATAAGTATCATTTAAAATTAAAGTATTTCCATTCACCGATTCTATTTGTGCAACTAAATCTGCTGTAACAGGAGTTCTATTAACCGATGTTGTAGATTCTGTTAATTGAATGGTAGGATTCTCTACCCACAAAATTCCTTCAGGTCCCTTGTGTCCATATACATAAAGCGTACTTGGTTTTGACAAATCCCAATCATCATCAACTATTCCAGTATAACTAACTTGTTCCCACTCACCAACTTTTGAAATTGGTATGTATCTTAAAAATTCATGTTGCCAAGCCCTACCAGCTGGAATACCATCATATTCTACTCCAGTTGATGCCAATGGATGATATCCTTCACCCGTTCCTTGTCCCCAAGTTGTAGAACCATTACTTATCCTATAATGATGTATCCCAACTTGTGCACCTTTATTAATAGTATCTGATTTTTGCCACCAACTTATTGTAATTTTACTACCAACTTCTATTCCCTGTGCCGACATGGCATGTGGTAAAGTTTGTGCAATTCCCATCCATCTATGTCTTAATGTATCTTTTTGATCAGGACTATTTTCTGTTGTAACAAATCCAGTTTTATGTGGTTGAGTTACTGGATAATTTTCGTGGTTTGGTGCAGGAAACTGATTATTTTTATCAATCATCTTCATACAAGTTTCACCAAATTGTCCTTCACCTTGTACCCATTTAGCGTGATGTCCTAACCATCCACTATGCCAAAATGACCTATCTAATCGTCTGTCATCATTTCCACCCCAATCGTGTGCATTAAATCCTTCAGACCATCCTTCTACCCACACGGCATCAGACCTTAAAATTGGATCTGGATATTTCCATATAAAATCAGTTACAGAAGTTTCTGGTGTCCATTCCCAAACTAAATCTTGATTATCTGTTCTTTTAGTTGCCCAAACCCATTTTGATTTTCTTAAATTTTTATCGAGATCGTTAGTTTTTCCCCCTGTTAATTTCCAATCCAAATCATCTTCGTTTGTAGAATTTGATATAATTCTAAATGGACCTGATGAATTAGAGTAAGTAGATTCGTCTTGTGGATAATCTACATCTTCAGAACCATCGTAATGAGGTCTTTTCCAATCTTGTTCATCGGCATAAGAAGGTGTTCCATCACCAGTTCTATATTCTTCTCCATTCCAAACAACCCTTGCTATAAATCCTGCCGCTCCTGAGTTCTCACGAGTTTGTATTTGTAATCTTGCAGTATTGTTCGGTATTGAAAATGTAAAATCTTTCATCCATGATTGCGACACACCGAATGATGTCCCTACTTCAGTTGGATTATTATTAGCATCATAGGAAGTTATAGTAAAATTATTATCAACTCTAATCCAAATTTTATTTGCACCAGCAGTTCCGTGATATGGACTTACTCTAAATTCTCTTTCATATTTTTTAATATCAGTAGCTAATGCATTCTTTAATGGTATATCATCTATCACCGTTACTTCAGTATCTTGATTGAAAACTTCATCAACAACAAATGCGTCTTTAATAGTAAGAGTACCATCTTGCATCATATCTATAAATCCATCATCTTCATCAGACAATACAGCTTCTACTTTATTATCTTCTACAAATTTAATAATACCAGTTGTTGGTGATTCTATTTCTTGTTTTCTTTCATCATTTATATATGGTGTCGGTAGACCACCTAAACTTCCAGGTTCACATTGAACATCTGTTATATAACGAACTCCTTGTGTGGTATTACCAGAAACAGTCCATCCTAAATACCATTTCATTGTTCCATTTGAATTTTCTGGTATAGTTCTTATAGTATATCTTTTATGCCATCTTCTACCATCTATCACCCTTGTTTCTAATGTTATATCATCTACATTAACATTGTTTGGCATATTTTGTAAAGTACCATCAACATCCCATTTTCCTTTAAATAACTCTCGTTTGTGGTTTCCCCAAAATGGAATCCAATTCTCATTATCTGCTTCAAAAGTCTCTTCCCAATGAACCCAACAACTAAATATATAAGTTTCACCAGGTATTCCCTCTATTAAGACTTCATACATATTTTTATTATTAGCAGCAGTAGTTTTTAATACCCACTTACTATTACCTGGGTTATCAATATTTTCAACTATTTCATGATTGTCATCAAAATTACCCCTTTCAAGAATAGGATTTCCATCGAAAAAATTTCCGTTTGTTACTAAATTATTTGCTTCTGGTAAGGTATCAGTTTCAACTATTGGATTATATCTCGATGTAATTTCTGGTGTTTCATCATAATCTATAACAAATGCATCTCTTATTTTAAGAGTACCACCTACCATTGCCTGCGACAATGAAATACTTCCACCATTTATAGTTACAGTTTTTCCAGTAACATTAAAGGTAACATTAGATTCCCCACTTACATCTGAATATGATAAACAGGTATAACCCAACAATCTAAATTGTTCAAAATAATCTGGATCATTTATTGCTGGATTTGGTCTTAATCTTATCTCTGTACGAGACGGTGATAATTCTTGTAACCAAAATTTATCTTCTTGAACAAGTAATTCTATTTGTGGATCTTCAAACGGAATCAATACTTCTGGATCTTGAGGCATTGGTTGTGCCGCTAAAATTCTACCATTTGTTTCTACAATAAATTGATCTTTCCAAATTGATTTATCTGATTTTTTTGTTAATATAACTTTATTAGAACCACCAATTTGTCTTAAAAAATTATAAACTACTTTATAAGTTCCTCGTTCATAACCAAGTGTTCTAACATGAGTACCTATATCTAAATTTGTTGGTAGTGGATATTCAAGTTGACCAGAAGCCAAATAATTATCAGATGTATCATAAACACAATACTCAATTATATCGGATGTTAGTGTACCAAAAGGTGCAATAAGATCACCTTGATTTAGACCATCTATTCCAATAAGAGGCAAATCTTTTTCTTTTAATCTTGATAATTTTCCAGTATTTGCTTCTTGTGTTAATTGTTGTTTTTTTGGCATTAGAATTCCGTAAATTCTCGTTTTATTATTTTATTGAGTTCGTCATTTTCTTCATATATCCAATAACCTTCTTCATATGAAAGAGTATGATTTTCAGGATGACTTGTTCCATCAGTTCCTTGACCTGGAATTATTTTTTCAAATAAAATAATATTTTTAGATTGTTTATCTCTTAAAATTCCACCCGTTATCTCTCCAGCATTAGTTACCTTTTGAATCTGTTCTAAATACTTGGACTCGTCTTGATTTGCAAGAGATTGATAAAATGGAAGATTTTCTAATTCATCTTTCGAATAAGGCATTTTTTATCTCACTACTTTAAAGGAATGTTTCTCGTCATAGAATTCTACTGTCTCATCAGCAGTTCCACTACCACTAACAACCTTATATTCTACTCTATAAAATCTTTCTGCTTGTAATCCATTCAACCACACATTAAAATAATTTCCAGTTGAATCACAACTTACTATTGAACCACTTCCGAATGGAACAATAATTTCTTCTGTATAAGCATCTTTTATTTGATAGTATGTACTACCACTTGGTAGATATTTTGCTGTTGTATATCCCGTACTATATCCACTTGTTGAATATGTCTTTTCAGGATATCTTTCTCTACCTATAACTCTAAATTTTACTTTTGATTTTTCCTTATATTCAGGTCGTAATCCTCTCATATAAAGAACCATATCTTCTAAATTATCAGATGAAAGTGCCGATAATGAACCAGTATTCCATTTGGAATCATCCCAAACTACTTCTAATTTAGGTTGATAAATTGTATTTGTTTCTCTACCAAAAAATATAAAGTTTCCATATTGAGTAGTATTTCCTTCTTCCACATTTGAATCAGAATTTCCCATGCTACCACTTCTCTTTAACATAAAACCTTCGTTTGCATATGAAGAACCACTATAAATCCAATTATTTACAATACCCGTTACATCCATTCTAACATCTTTAGGTTCGTGAGTAAATGATTGAGAGGCCTCTAAACTATACTGACCAGTTGAACCACTATACCAAGTTCCACCACCACCCGATAAAGTCTGTGTTGTATCAGTTCCACCAGCCAAAGTTAAAGTTGTACTACCAGATGCAAATGTGATACTATTACCACCCGTTCCTGCATCTGATGCTGTAACTGATAATACTGCTGCTGCACTTGATGCAGAAACACCAACATCAGTAATAGAATTTATTTCATTTGATAAATTTTGAGTAGAAACTGTTAAACTTGATCCAGTTGCAAAATAGTAATAATTAGCATCTGATGTATCAGTTTCTCCTGTTGCAGATGGTGCGAAATAATATTTTGTTCCACTCGAATTAGTAAGAGTAAAAACATCTTCACCACCACCAAGTATTCCACTTAAAGTAAAACTACCAGAAGATTTTCCCAAACCCAATACTGAATTATAAGTTGAATACCAAGGAGTTGCTGATGTTTTATTATCTTTATATTTCCAACTCGAACCATCCTCGATAATAGGATTAGATTGTGCTTTACCAGAACCCATATCCCAAGATTGACTAACTGGATATGCATATAATTTTTGTGATACATTTAATCCAGTAGAATTGGCATCATATAAATTTAAATAATATTTAGGATTGGATATAAGACCATCAACAATAGATTCAGAAATATAAGTCATATCAAATTTAATAAGTGCACGAGTAACATTAATTACTGAACCATCATCATTCATATCCTTTCTAATTTCAAGAATCTCATCGAGTCCAGTATTCATACTTTTACTGACTTCATATAAAGTTGTATCTTTGGTTGCGTACTCGAAATAATGCATTATAAGTCTCCCATTACCCTACCTCGAATATCTGTATCGGGGTGTCTAATTTCAAATATTGTTGGATCAACTGGAGGATAAACTACACTATTAAATGTTGCAGTTGATATATCATATATATTTTGAGAATATACTTTACCATTCATAGTCCCCCACTTATTATTTACGGTTATAAGTTCTGCACTATTTTCAAAAGGTTTAACTACGGTGGCAACTCCTTCAACTGAAAGTATTTCGGATGCTATATCCGCTAATATTATTGGTTGATTTATTTGCCATTTATCTGTATTAAAATATAATTTTAATGCATCAACACATCCCAACAATACTTCATTCTTATTAAATCCTCTTTTAGTATAAATTGCAAAATCAAGACCTATATTACATACCCACGCATCTTTAATTTGAACTGCGTCTGTCATCATTCTATATTGAGTTAAATAAGTTTTTATATTTTCTTTAACTGCGTCGTTTAGTGCTACCAATCTTTTAGTATTACTATACCCCAAACAATACATATTTAATGCCAATGGATTAGGTTGATATGTAGCGTCGGCTTCATTTTGTCCAGTTGCTGCAACTTGTTCATCCTGTAACATATAAACTTTAGCAATATTACCATACTTTGCTGGTAATGAATATATACGAGTTATATAATCATCTTTAGTTACTGCTCTACTTTGTGCTTGAAAATAAGCTGCTGCGTTTGTTCTAACTTCCTCAATCGTTTCAGCTCCACCACCTCCAGTTGCTGGATTTGGATTTGTTACAGCCGTTGAATTTAATGTACTTGTTCTTAAATTACTATCTAAAGTTTTAGATGGATCAAATTCTGGACTATGTGATGTTATATTATTAATTGTATTGGAAGCCACATTATCAACAACACCACCACCGTAAGAATATTTAATTGTCAATGTAGTATTAGATGGTGCCTGTCCATAAGTTTCTGTTTTCAAAAAATTTGCTGGATCAAAAGCTGTATCGAGGAAACTTGGTGTTCCTGGTAAACTTGAACCAACTGAACTTGGATTTGGAATAATTTCTTCATCAGAATTTGTTGCTGTTCCAGAACCAAATCTCAATTCTGTTTTACCATCTGGCCTTATATAAGTTTTAAATCTTTTAGATGTCTTAACAAGTTTTAATAAAAATGGTGCAAAATTTCTACCATTAACTAAATCAGGAGAATTATTTTCATTATTTTGAAAATCTGCATATACCGTATCTTGTGCCAAAAATGGAACTTCATACCATAGATTTCCATCACTATCTGTAATTGAAATAATTTCTAACACAGGATTCTGGTCAAGTACTATTCGTTTATATTGTTCGGCCGGTCCAAATGTATGATACTCCGTAGTAACCGTTCCACTAACTGCCTGTACTTGTTTTTTTAATAACCATTTGGTAACATTCTTGTCATCATCTACTTCAAAAATAGAATCTTCTCTTGGGCTCATAGAACTTGAATCACTAAAAATTACATCATTGGTGGTTCTAAAAGCAGTTCCATTAGCAGATGTTCCTATCATACCTGAACCTATGGTTAAACAATAATCTTCATTGGGTTCTCTTAATTCACTTTCTGCATTTGCAGTAGATTGTGCTGGTACGGTTTGGAAAACATCAAGAGTTACGGTTGCAGGTGAAGCCTGTCTTGGTCTATATCCGTATCCTTGTGCAATTTCATATATAGTTTTCTTTTCTTCTGCAAAAGATAACATACTTTCTTTAAATTGTTCATCCATATAATAGGACAAGGTATCACCAACATATGATGCCATTTCTATAAACATCATACCTGGATCCGATTCATTAAAATCATTATATGTATTTGGGAAATATGTTTTAGCAAATTCAATAAGACCATCTCTAAATGCAGAAAAGTCCTTATTTAAATATTTAACATCTTTACTAACTCCCTTTGTAGCCATTTTCTTCTCCCTTATTGATTAATCGCCGATTCGAATTGGTCAAAACTTACTGATACTGATCCAAATCTATCAGGTTCAAATGATAATCCAAAATCAATATTTATATTAACTTGATTAACATTATAATCTGGCATTTGAACTTCTATATTTTTTATATTTATATAAGGCAACCACTTTGAAAGTGAATCTCTAATAGAAGATTCTAATATGTCACCAAAATCTTCATTCATAGGTTCAAATAATATCTTATGTAAGTTTGAACCAAAAGTAGGTAATCCAAGTCTTTCACCAGGAATAGTTTGTAATAAATTTATAATATTATATTTTGCCTGTTGAAGTGTAGTTTTAGTCTGTTTAAAATATCCAGTTTCAGAATATCCCATAGGAAGTTTTAATCCAATATGAACATCTGGATTTAAATCTTTTTCTCTTGCTCCCACTTATATTCTCCTTAGTTTCCTATTGCCATATAGTTTATTGTTTGTTCACCACTAATATTATCGTGTCTATCAATAGTAAATCCTGTTTTAGTAAATGTTGTTGCTTCTACTGCCCAAGTTTTATGATCAGTATCGGCATTTCCAGATTGTCTATTTACCGTAACTGAAAATGTTGAATTTGGAAATGGTATTGGATATTGAATCACATAAGCCTCATCAGAATTTCTTGTATCAAATCCCCATTGTAATAAAATTCCATTTGGTAAGTAAGTATATCCAATAGGTCCCAACTGAAAACTCTTTTCGGGGTCTATACCAACTTTATATATTGTCCCATGATATTTTATATCACCATCTACTTCTAAATCACCTTTAAATTCTAAATCACCATTGAATTTAATTAAATCACTATTTAAAGTAAGATTTAATTTATCAAATATCTTTTTAAGAACTATTATACTTTTAGCCTCATTAAGATTTGATTTGGCTACTGTTTTAAATCTTTTCAATAATCTTGATAATCTTGATTTTTTAGATTTAGGATTAGTCTGAACTTGTCTAATGTTTAACTGATTTCTCCTACCTATAAAAAGAGCTCCAGGTAATCTATTTTCTAAATAAGACTTATTATCAAGTTTATCTATTTCATCTTCACCAGTCAAATAAGAATGAATTGCATCAGCTTCTTCCTTTGCTAACTGTGCGTTTTCTTTTCTTATTCTCCTTTTAGTTTCACTATCTTGGTCTTTAAAAATTCTTTTATTTTTAATTCTCTCAAGTTTATATTTTAGAAACTTTTTATCTAATGCCATTATTTACCTCACTATGGACGATAGTTCGCTCCACCCTTTTTCTGTTCGATGGCTTTCATTACTTTAGAATAATCTTTTGTTAATGCGTTTGTTACATGGTCAGGAACTTGGTCAACAGAAACACCAGCTTTCTTTATAGAATCAACTGCTGCTATTTCTCGTTTCTTTTCCTTTACGGATTCTGGATTACCATATCCAGATTCTTTAACAAGTATATCATTTATCTTACTACTATCGTAGATTCCACCACCCATTGTTTGATATCCACCACTTTCTCCTTGTGGAACTCCACCAACAGTTTCATTCAGAACTCTATTAAGTGCCTCATTTGATGTATATTGTACTTCTTTTTTAGGATTCTGAACTTTTTTCTGTATTGGAGCTGAAACTAATTCGGTAAGTGAAGATGAATCATTATCTTTAATAAATATCTCATTCATTTGTTTTTTAACTTCCTTACGAACTACCAACTCAATTATCTTTATTAGTTCTTGTTTTTTCATTATTAACTCCTTTGTTATTATAAACCTCTTAAATATTCATTTAATTCTGGGTCTGCAAAACATCTATCTAATTCCTCTAATTGTTTTGCCAATTCACCAGATAGTGCCGAAGTATCCACTTCTTCAAAATCTGTATCTGCGTCTAAATCATTCCAAACACCACCCGCATCTTCACATTCCTTTTTAGTTAAATGTTCTGCTATAGAACAAAAACCTATACCATCTGAATCATCCATATTCATTTTTGAAGTTTCTTCCTGTATCTTATTATACATATCTTCTAAGTCTTTTAATTCATCAGGATCTATCCATTCTCCACCTGCTGCCTCACATTCTTCTTTAGTAGGTAGGTTATCTTGATTCATACATTGTGCAAGAAGTTTTGCGAGTTGTGCATATAATACAGGTAATATCGTAGAAAACCTTCCGATTGTTTTTACTAATAAACTTACACACATATCTACCAAACCCATTATGTTTAATATCTTCATCAACCCTTCAATTATAGGAACAACAAATGGTGGTGTCCATTTTAAAATCTTTTTTGCAATCTTTATGACCTTTTGAATTATTTTAATAACTTTTATAATTTTTTGCATTACAGGTAATATTTTCATTATCTGTTTCAATATTTGCTGTAATCTTTTAATGGTGGCCTTTACTGGTGGTGTACAAACATCTGGAGGTGTTAAAATAGACTGCTCCATTAGATTGTCAACTTGTTTTGTTAATTTACCTAATACTCCATTTAATTTACCTACTATTTCTTGTACCTTAGCAGTAAATCCAGTCATCATAAAGGCCTCTAAATCTGGAATTTCTAATTCTGATAATTTTGCTAACCAATCTTCATCTTCAAGATTTTCTAATTCTTCAACCTTACCTATACACATACCTTCTCCACCACCTGCATCATCAGTACCACCATCAGCACCTTCATCTCCACCAGCATATGCACCTTCATTTTCTACTTGATGTGGTGCCCCAAACCATTGTCCACCATCATTTACTTGACCTCTATATATTTGTGTTCCTGAAGGTACATGCTCTCCAGCGTCAAATTTAACTAAATCATTCCCTGTATCGGGCCATATTACAGTTGCACCACCTTCTCCTGCAACACAAGTATCAGAATCTATAAATTGCATTGGAAATTCTTCTATTCCATTGCATATAGCACTTCCATCTACAAGTTCAGATCCACCCATTATGGCCTTACCTGCTTCTAAAGTTACTTTCTGTCCTGCTATTGATTTACATCTTGTTGCCATTAATTATCTCTACTCTTTAACTACATGAACCTTCGTACTTTTTGCCTTCTCTAAATTTACTTTAGCCTCACCCAAATCTTTAATTAATGATGCACAGGCAGGTGCAAGAGAGTCAAGTGGTATCGGAAATCCTACACAAGTACCCATTGTAGGTGCCGCATTCATAGCAAAAGTCATTATACTTTGCATCAAATCACTTATTATCTTTATAGTAGTATCACCAAGTAATACTGGTTGAACTAATGATACATCTCCATTTGGATATCCAGTTGTTTGACCTTGACTTGGTGCACTACCAAGATATACATTCTCGTGTGCCTCTAATACTATTCTATTTTTACTAACTAAATTTATATCATTATTTGAATATAGAAATGTATCTTTCCTTGAATTAAAAACTAACCTATCAGAAGTTAGTATTATTTGATTCCCACTATTCTCTGTTTTAAATTTTGGATCTAATTCTTTAACTTTACTCTTGTGATGAGTAAGTGGAACTATCTCGTCTGTCGTCAAGTAAAGAGAAGAACCATCTAAATCTACATCCTCTACTACTGGTTGAGTTGGGTGATCCGAAACGAGTCCCTGTCCTGCTCTCATAATTATATTTGGTTGGTTGTCCTTTTCAGTTTTATCTGTACGATTTCCTTCATTATCAAAAGACTGAACATTATTACTACCAAGTCGAATAGATTGGCCGAACCTACCATTAAATGTTATATCTCCCTCACTTGCTAATATTTCTTTTACATCCCCGTTATATTTAAAGTTTTTAGTTACTAATTCATTTGTTTTTTCTACATCATCAGTTGCCCAATCGATTTCTGTACTTATTCCTGGATCAGAATTATTATTAACTGCATTAAACTTATTTACTTTTTGTGTATAATATTTTTGACCAATATAATCCATAACAATTACTACTTCACCTGGAAGTGGGTAATCTTTAATATTGGCTTCAAGTGGGGCGGCTAACACAGTAGAAGGATCATCAGGATTTGCACCTTCTTCTTCCTCTTCCAAATTTATTTCTCGTTTACCTGAAATCAATTCTCGACATCTAATATATCCGTATAGTGACCAATCCCTTTTACCAGTAGTGGGAATAAATGGTAAATCCGTTTCTTCTAAATAAACTTGAATAACTTCTGCAGGTTCTAATTCATAAAATTCAGGAAAATTATTTACCGCATCATTTATCAACTTATCAACTTCAACCGTACTCGTTACTCCATCTGTTCTATTTTTCAGTATAGATCCGGCTTTATCTCTAAACCAACCCATTAATTATCCTTAGTAGTTTGAATATCGTCTGTGATTTCATCTGATTTCTTTTGTATATCAACAACCACATCATCTATACTTTTGAGTAGTTGTTCTTTCTCTTTGTCTGATAAACCAAATTCTGCTTCTGCACCACCTTTAGCTTCAGCAGAAATTAATCTCTGAACTACGGTGGCCAACTTAATTAGTTGTTCATCATTCTTTACATTTATTTCTAAATACTCCTTTATCATAGGAATTAACTGAATAGCCATATCCCCATCCTTGATAAAACTCGTAAGTTCTTTAACCAATAATTCTAATTGTGTTTTATTATGTTTAGAATTGTCATAAATGTCTTGAAATAATGATGATAGTGATTTACCTTCAAATAATTCGTAATCTTGACTCATTATATTTTCCTTGCATTGTATTAAAAATAGATGTTATAACTCATAAATAAATATAAAATAAACGAAAAATGAGTGCATATATATTGCAAATTAAAAAATTATATATAATATATTTATTTATGTTGGAAGATATTCCAGCAACAGAAAACGGAAGTTAAGAATCCCTTTTTTGTTAAATGATAAGAAAATAAACGGGAGATAAACAATGAAGGAAGTCATCTCATTGGTTAAAGGCTGGTTGGACGATTTAGTTCACCTACTCATTTCTTTTGTAGCAATAGGAGCCGTTGGTGAAGTATTGTTCGGAAGTGGAGTCTTTGGCGTAAATGTTATTGGTAACCTGACATCAATCATAAATAAATTTGGCGAATCTGGTTTCGCTGGATTAGTCGCTTTATTGGTGTTGGTGGGTTTATTCCGTAAATAGCTATTATCGGATAATGAAAAAGGGGAACATTAGTTCCCCTTTTTTTTGCTTAAGATTATTTAAAAAGTATTGGTAGTGAATAATGTACTAATACAGGCCTTCCGTTTTGTTTGGCTGGTTCAAATTCAATTGCCATAACCTTACTTATTATAGCATCATTTAAAGCTATATTAAATGTATCTATAATATATGGTTCTACAATTTTACCTTTTTCGTCTACGGAAAATTTTACTAATACTTTTCCTCTAAGTTCTTTGGTATTTATTTCTGAAATGTCATCATAACTTAAATGAAAAGGTTTTTTCATTATTGGTCGTTGGTTCTCACCAGTTGGTAAGTCTTGGGCTACCAAGAAGCCCATTAGTAAAGAACACATTAGTCGCTTCATGTGATTTTCTCCTGGTTATTTAATGATAAGTACGGGAAAGTTATATCTAACTTTCAAACATAAATATTAAATACCCAAAGAAAAAAACGACTATATCTCAATTTGATAAGTTAATTTTCCCATTGTTGATGTAGGTTTGTACAT